TCGAAATTTCTTATCTCCAACAGGATTTAAGTTTGCTTTAAAAAGAAGTCCTGCAGCAGCTTTCTTTTGCAATCAAGCAAACATACCCTCATTGGATTTGGGTATTGCTCAGCAGACAAGTTATTTAAAGGATCTTGACATTCCTGGAGATAAAATTAGTTTTGGAGATTTAACATTAAGATTTTTAGTTGATGAAGATCTCTTTAACTATATGGAAATCCAAAACTGGATAAGAGGTCTTGGATACCCCGAAAAGTTGGATCAATTAAAAGATCTTAATGATAAGGGGAAGATTCAAGGACAATTTGCCAGAACAGGTGAAAATATTTACTCAGATGCAACGTTACAGATATTGAGTAACAATCTGGTTCCAAAGTTTCAGGTTATGTTCAAAGATGTATTTCCATATTCTTTGTCAACCATTACTTTCGATGCAACTGATACGGACATTGAATACTTTACAGCAGATGTAAGTTTCAAGTATACTATATACACGATAACTGATATGCAAAATAATCTTTTATGATTGATCTTGACAAACTTCAAGAAATGTGGGAAAAAGATGCAAAGATTGATATGGATAACCTCCATACAGAATCAACAAACATTCCCACACTTCATGCAAAGTATTTTGAAATGTACAACACAATCTTTCTTTTGAGAAAGAAAGCAGAGCAACAAAGAAAAAACATTAGACACGAACGTTATGAATACTTTAGTGGAAAAGCAGATCCTGATGTTTATGTAGAGAATCCATTTCCAAAAAAAATTCGTGACAAAGATACTATGCAAAAATATCTTGATGCCGATGAAAAACTTTCTACGGTCTGTTTGAAGATTGATTATTATGACACAATGCTTGTTTATATTGAAAGCATTCTTAAGCAGATAACAAATCGTACATATCAAATTAAGAATGCAATTGAGTTTATAAGATTTAATTCGGGGTTGGGATGAAAAAATTATCAATCATTGGTGCAGGTTCTGCAGGTCTTTTATCTGCGGTTCAGGCACATTATTATTTTGTAAATAGATCAGATTGGGATATAGAACTAATTCATGATCCAAACCTTCCACCAGAGAAAGTAGGGCAAGGAACGGTTCCTGGAATTATGGATATCATGTCAATTGTTTTTGACATTGACTGGACCAATAATCCTTTTGATGCCACGCAAAAACATGGCATTATGTATAAGAACTGGGGAAAAAAGAAAAATAAATTCTTTCATCCCTTTGGCATGGGATATTCTGCAGCCCATTATGATGTCAATAAATTAAGAGAGTTTATTTTAAAGTCAAATAAGTTTAAAGTAGTAGAAAAAAATATAAAAAATTACGACGAAATAGATTCTGATTATATTATTGATTGCTCAGGAAAACCAAAAACTTTTGATAACTATAAAACTCTTTTAAATCCAGTAAATTCGGTTCTTCTTGGTAGGTCTGAAGAGAAAGAAGATTTTCAATGGACTGATTGTGTTGCAACTCCAGATGGATGGTGCTTTAGAATTCCAAATATAGATTCAGTTTCTTATGGATATCTTTTTAATAAGGAAATAACAACTGTTGATCAAGCAAAGATAAATTTCAAGGACATATTTGATATTGATTCAATAGATACTCTTTTCTTTTCAAATTACATATCCAAAGATTTTATGATCGATAATAGGATATTCTTGAACGGAAATAAATTAATGTTTCTTGAACCTTTGGAAGCAAATTCAAATCCAGCATATGTTTTCTCAACGGCAAGATACTTAAAATATATGACTGGAAAGATGTCAAAGAGACAAGTGTGTGAACAAATATCTGATTACATTTTAAAGATTCAAAACTACTTATTATGGTTATATCAATCAGGGTCTAAGTATGATACTCCTTTTTGGAATCATGCGAGTAGATTAAAGTTTGAAGATAATTTATTTGACAGTCTTGTAAGTTTATGTTCAACTAGATCAAGAGAAATGCTTTGGTCTATGATGGAGAGTGGTGATGTCCCACAACATTATGGGCAGTGGGATTTATCAAGTATTAGAAATTGGATAGAAAATACGAAATAAATACCCGTAGATGAATGGATTGCATTGAGAACAACAGATCTTGTTATTTCTAAATCCAACGAAGTATTTTTAAAAATTAATACTGAACCTCATATTGAATACGAACTTAGAGATCACTTTAAGTTTGAGGTTCCTAACGCCAAATTTATGCCCCAATATCGGGGCAGAAATTGGAATGGAGAAATCCATTTATTTGATATGCGGTCTAAGCAGATCTATGTTGGTCTCTTAGACAAGATCGTAAATTTCTGCACACAATACGGATACACATATCAGTTTGAAAATAATAAGTTCTATGGAACTCCATATGAAGAGAACGATAACATCTCATATGAAGGTGTCAAGGATTATATGAATTCTATTTGTTCTCATTCTCCCAGAAAATACCAAGTTGAGGGAGTATACGGTGCTCTAAAACATAACAGAAAGTTACTGATAAGCCCCACTGCTTCAGGCAAATCTTTGATGATTTATTCTCTTGTGAGATATTATGTAGACCGAGGAGAAAAAATCCTTCTAGTTGTTCCAACGACATCTCTTGTAGAGCAGATGTACAAGGATTTTCTTGATTATGGTTGGGACGCTGAGTCATACTGTCACAAGATTTATTCTGGTAGGGAGAAGAGTAATGATGCTCCAGTAACTATCACTACTTGGCAATCTGTATATAAACTTGAACGGTCTTTCTTTGAAGACTATGGTTGTATTATAGGTGATGAAGCACATTTGTTCAAGTCTAAGTCATTGATACAAATCATGACTAAACTTCATCATGCCAAGTATAGATTTGGTTTCACCGGAACATTAGATGGAACACAGACTCATAAATGGGTCTTAGAAGGACTGTTTGGTCCATCATATAAGGTAACAAGAACTGATGAATTGATGAGACAAGGACATCTTTCTCAACTTGGCATTCAGTGTCTTGTGCTTAAACACCCACCCCAGAAGTTTGAAACTTATGAAGATGAGATACAGTATTTAATCAGTCACGAACAGAGAAATAAATTCATCCGTAATCTTACTTTAGATTTAAAAGGCAATACTCTTGTTCTGTTTGCAAGAGTTGAGGCTCATGGTGCAGTACTTTACGAACAAATAAATAGTAACACGGGTGATGATCGTAAAGTATTTTTTGTACATGGTGGAGTGGATGCTGAAGAAAGAGAATTAGTCAGAGAGATTACAGAGAGAGAAAACAACGCAATTATTGTTGCCTCTTATGGAACTTTTTCTACAGGTATCAATATTAAAAATCTCCATAATGTCATCTTTGCCTCTCCAAGTAAGTCCAGAATCCGCAATCTTCAAAGTATTGGACGAGTTCTTAGAAAAGGAAAGGACAAAGTAAAAGCAACCCTGTATGACATATCAGATGATTGTTCAACCAAGTCCAGAAGAAATTACACACTTAATCATTTCATAGAAAGAATCAAAACATATAATGAGGAAAACTTTAACTATGAGATAATCACTATTCAATTAAAGGTATGATAGAAGACGATTTTTACGCAACAGTTAAATTAAAATCAGGTGAAGAAATCTTTGCAAAGGTAGCAGCCTCTGAAGAAGATGATAGAACAATGTTGTTAGTATCTAATCCAATTGTTATCAATGAACTTAAAGGTAAAAATGGATTGGTTGGTTACAAAATAGAACCATGGTTAAAAACAACAACAGATGACATGTTCATTTTAAATATGAACGATGTGCTTACTTTATCTGAATCATCTGATGTAGAAATGATTATGATGTATCAAGATTACGTTAGATCTTCTAATAAAAATGCTACTAACCATTATAAACTCAATAGAAAGATGGGATATATTGCTAACATCAATGACGCAAAAGAGATCTTAGAGAAGATCTTTAAGAGTACCTAAAGCTTTCCTATCAACCCTGACAGAGTTATTCTACTTGATTTTTAGAACTTGTCAACTGTTTCGTAAGATGATATAATTCATACATATTATGAGATAAACTAATGATAAGACCCATGACAAAAAGAAAGAGGTCGGAACATTATGTAAACAATAAAGAGTTTCTGGCAGCCCTTATCAAATATCGTGAAGATAAAGAGATTGCAGCAGCAAAAGGACTTCCCAAACCTCCCATCCCTCGTTATATTGGGGAGTGTTTCTTGAAGATCGCAAATCATTTGTCCTTCAAGCCAAACTTTGTGAACTACATGTTCAAGGAGGACATGATCTCTGATGGAATCGAAAATTGCGTTCAGTACATTCATAATTTTAATCCTGAGAAATCCCAGAATCCTTTTGCTTACTTTACGCAGATCATTCATTATGCGTTTCTCCGCAGGATTCAAAGAGAGAAACGTCAACTAGAAATCAAGAACAAGATCATTGAACGATCTGGTTACAGTGAGGTGTTTGACGACAACAACACCCTTGACGGATCGAACTACTCCGACTACAATAGTATTAAAGATGCCGTGCATTCCAAACTTCGTTATTGATGAAAGTCGCAATCATTACCGACCAACACTTTGGTTGCCGTAAGAACTCTAAACTGTTCCATGACTATTTTCTAAAGTTTTATAATGATGTCTTTTTTCCTACCTTAGAAAAAGAAGGCATTTCGGTAGTGATTGATATGGGAGATACCTTTGATAGTCGAAAGGGTATTGACTTTTCTGCACTGGCATGGGCTAAGAACAACTATTATGATCGTTTAAAGGACATGGGTATCCGTGTTCACACGATTGTTGGTAACCATACTGCATATTATAAAAACACAAATGATGTTAATGCAGTAGATCTTCTTCTTCGAGAATATGATAACGTAACTGTCTACTCCGAAGCAACAGAGGTTACTTTAGGTGGTCTTGGTGTATTGTTTAT